TTCACCACTTGCACTTATATTACCTGAAGCAGTTAAGTGTGTTATTCCAAATATAACGTTACCATCTAAATTTATAGGTTGAGTTGCTGTGTGATTTCCTAAATTATCACCCCCTGCTACAGCTGCTGCTAACGATGAAGACACATTATTAAAGCCAGGGATTTTAAAAATACCACTAACTTCTAAATCATTTGTTGTAATGATTTTATTACCATTAAAAGATATAGGAAGAAGACTACCTGTTCCGTCTGCTAGGTTAGTCCCGTCTGTTTGGACGACTTTTTGGTAAGTGTCCTGTATGTTTTGTCCTGTGAAGTCGTTTAGCGCCATTTATAACCATTTTTATTTCTTTTTTTCAAGAACTTTTAGTACACCGTTTATCACTTTATTTGTGTTTTTCACATTATTTTCTTTAAGATACGTTGCTACTATGTTATTTAGTTCATTGCGTTTATATGAAATATTATCTACGTTTATATCTTCTTTTATTAAAAGTTTAAATAAGTTTATAACGTGATCTTTTTCAGTAATTGTTGGTTTTTCATTTTTAACTTTAACCTTTACTTTAGCTTCTACAATAGGTTTTTTAGTTGTTTGTGATTTAACTTCAACAGTTACTTTTTTACTCGCATCTACTTCAAAATCACTTTCCCATGGTGTAAAATAAGTGTCTTCAGCAATAACTTCTAAACGAATGTTACCTGAAGTGTTTTCATCTATTAAACCTTTTAATTTTCTAATTGGGATTTCACACTTTCCACCAGAACTAATAGATCCATTGAAAAGTAAAGAGTAGTCTGAAGTTTCAACTACTAAACGTGCTTTTGATTTACTTAAACTGGCACCCTCTAATTTAATGTCACACTCAAAGAGTTCAGACTTGTCAGTAAATAATTTATACATAAAGTTGTTTTGTTATAAATATAAAATAATTATTAAAACTTGACATTTTCTGTTAGTATTTTAATACCTAATATTTTTTCAGCTAATATTTTAATGTCTGATACTTTTATTTTATAGTTTTGGATTTCTTTTTCTTCTTTAATAGTTTTGCCTTGAACTTTACAAATAAGTTTTATAAGACGTTTTTTCTTATCAGTATCAAACTGGGTCCATGGCATATCTTCTGCCATAACCCCTCCCCCACCTAAAGCTTCTTTAACTAATTCTACTTCATCCCAAGTAAAAGAATTACTATTAAAACTAAAATTAGCGTTTTCCCACTTTATTGGTGCACCCATCTATTATCCTGATATTTTTACAGTACCAGAATCATTATATAACCTTCCAGTTACTCCTGGGTCTGATGTTGGTAAATTTGTAAAATCTACTTGTGAACCATCTATTTTAAGGTTACCACTTCCACTTATATTACCATGTACTGTTAGTAAAGAATCACTTACAGTATCTGTTCCTATCGCTACCTTATCTTCTTGTGCATTTATAAAAAATGTATGGGTATTATTATTACTTTCTACTCTAAAATTACATGAAGCTACACTATCTTCATTAATTACTAGTCCTTGGGATGTAAATTGAGCTACGTTAATATTATTAGCATTAATTTTCCAATAATCATCGTTATTTAAAAGAATATAGGTATTTGATTGATTTTCAGATATTATTTTACTATTATTGGCTAGACTAATTTCTTGAGTAGAAAATCCAGTACCTGAGGCTGTTACATTTCCAACGAAATTTGTTTTACCGGTAATTAAATGGGAATCAATTGTTTCAGAATTACCCATTGTAAAATTACCATATCCTTGTATATTAGTAAAGCCTGTTAGGTGTGAATCAGTTAGTCCTGAGTTTTTTCCTACTAAATGGCCTTCTATATTAGCAGATGAAGCTACTATACCACCACTTGCACTTATATCACTTGAGGCTGTTACTGGTCCCTGTATGAATATATTTTTATTGGTTCCTACTCTTCCTATTTCTATTGCTGTTGAACTTCCACCTGAAAATAATCTACCTACATCATTAGAATTATCTAATGCTAAATAACCATCAACCAAATAATTAGCTGCATATACATTACCACTTGAACTTATATTACCTGAGGCTGTTATGTTGGTTGCTACTTCTAAAAAAGAAGAACTTAAAGTACCTACAAGTATTTGGGTTCCTGTTTCTGCTAGATTTAGATTTGAATCTATTAATTCTTGATATTGTGATTGGTTAGGTGTATCTCCTGTTTCAAAGTATCCTTTTAAAGTATTTTTATTTGCCATTATCCTATTATGTTATTTTGTCCTATTGTTTGATATCCAACTCCTATTATTTCTTGTTGTATATTTTGTACTCCTACTGATTCTCTTATTTCTTCTCTTGTTTTTGGTTTGTCAAATGTACTTACTGTTTCGACATTAAATTTAACTGTTGATTTACTAAAGTGTTTTCTAGGTTGAGATGCTAATTTCGCACTCATAGCATCTGGTATAATATATCCTTGTAAATCTAAACCAAAGGTTGTTTTAACCATTCTGTTAGTTCCTTGAGATACTTCTACATTGTTTGCAAAAGTATCTATTCTTGCCATAAATTTAAATCTTTCAGGATCACCCCAATAAGCATCAGAAGCATAATTTATAGCTTCTACTATTTTATTGTTTTGAGCAACATAATCTGTCCATATAATAAATGAATATTTTAATCTAACATAATCAGGAATGATTACATTATGGAATTCCCTTTGTGGTGCTCTGTTTTGTAATAATGAAAAATTATCATATTGGTTTCTTTTATTATATTTTACTTCAAATGTTTGATAAAGATGAGGATTATTAGCATCCATTTTATTACCTAAATCTCTTCTTTTTTCAACACTATCTCTTTTAAACATTATAATAGGTGCTTGAATTTTTCCTTCTTTATCTCTAAAATATCCATCTCGTTGAACTCCCTTCCACCTTTCAGGATTACCATAAACTAAAGGAACACTTACTCTGTCCCCATTATTAATTACTGAGGGCTTTATAACATTATTAAAATAAAAATTTATAGCTGAATCGTGATCTTGTAAACCTATTGAAACATCTTTTATATTATCATCATCTCTTCTTGTTATATTCCCCCTATTAGATGGTTTTTGTAAAGTTGTACTTTTTTGTGGTTGAATATTATCAGGTGCTATATCTTCTACAGGAAATCTAGGTTTAGAAGGATCAACTGATGATGGTTTTTCAACATTAGGAGACAATAAATTATTTCTTAATTTATCGTTTTTTCTTTGTGGTATAGGTCTATTAAAATCAGCCATTATAGTGGGTTAACTGTTCCATCTGTTACTTTATTTGTTGAAGGATATTTTCCTCCCCTTAAAGGTATTAAATTTAATTTTTCTACTAATGATAAATGAGTATTTAAAATTATTGAAAAACTGTCTCCAAAATCTACTGTTCCTGTTGATATAGCGTAATCTGGGTCTCTACCCATAATTAATTGATTTTCTACTTTTGAATCTACTTCGTAAAAGTTATTTCTAAAAAGTAATAAGTCCCCCACTTCAGGTATTAAATTTAAGTTTTTTAATTCTTCTTTTAAAAACTGATAACCAACGGTTTGATCAATGTCGGATCCAAAGTCATTGGACGACCACGCTTGATCTTTTCTATCGATTAAACACGCGATTCTTACGGGTTCATAAAACATTTTACCCATAGACTCACCATAAACATTAGATGTTGTTTTTTCAAGTGCAAATTTATAATATCCAACTTCTTGTTGAATAATATCATTAATAAGCTCTTTACTTACTGTATTAAAAAGTGATATGTCTCGTGAACCGCCAAATAAAGCCATTATAATCTTTGTAAAGTTTCTGGTTTAAATTTAAATGATTTAACACCTGGTACTCTTAAATCTGTTTGTGATCTGTCTGATGTTAATATATCTTGTTTTAATTTTTCTAAATCTTGTTTAGGATTTCCTCTTGATATAAATTTTACTGTGACTAAAGTGTATTCAAAATTTTGTCTTTGAGCATATTCAGGAGGTGTAATATTTCTTATAATGGTTACTTTTCTTACAGCTCTAATTTGATCTAACACATCTGTAATATTATAATCAGTGTCTGTTAGCATATAAGCTTGGCATATGTAAGTGTTTAATACTTCGTTTAATATGTTTTTTAACTTTATCATTATCCTACAAAAATTGGGTAAGGTACTTTATAAAATGTTTTTTGAGTTAATTCTGCTTCTTGTTCTTGTCTTTCTAATTGTTTTAATCTTGTTGTAGATTCTAATAATTCTTTTAACTCAGTAATTAATTTATCTTTTTCATCTTTAGCTTCACTTAATAAACGTGAAAAATCTAAAGTTGTTGTATCACCTGGAATAGGAACTGATTGATATTTACCTCTTACACTTCCTAACATTTCTTTAGCTAAAGCTAAACAATATCTTCTAATCCACTGTTTACCAGGTTCATTTATAAAAAGGTATGTAGGGTTAGTATAAGGTACATTTGATATGTCTGTTATTAAATTAGTTGATGTATTCTTAACAGGGGCGTTTGCTACTGATTTTAGTTGGTATTCAAAATGTAATGTTGCTCCTACTTTAGGTATAGGGAATAATTTTAAGTATCTATTATTTACTATTTCAAAATGATATGCTGACTTTCTAATTGCATCATTTAATTCAATTGCTTGTATTTTTAATGCATCAAAAAACATAGGCATTAACATAAAATTTACACCTGGTGAAAAATTACCAAACCCAAATGATTGCATTAGTGATTGAATTCCAGTACCTGTTCCTGCATAAGGATCAAAATATCTATTAATTGCTGCTGGTTGATAATGATATATTCTTTTTATATAAACAGATTCAGATCCAGCTGTTGTTAATAAATCATATTTTTGGACACCTGCTGATACTTGTAAGGATCCTGTTTCTTTTTTATAATCTCCTCCCCCACCATATGTTTCATTACCATATTGATCTGATATATTAACAGTACCCCCTAAATTAGGAGAGATTACTTGATTATTAAAATTAGACCCTGTGGTTGTTCCTTCTAAAGTATGAAAATTATTAATTATTTGAAAATTATATAATTGAGCTCCATATTCATTTACAGCTTCTTCAAAACAAGTA